TCGGCATCGCGTAAATCCTCCATTAGTACTATTCCCATAACACCGCATTTAACGCATTGGAGCGACTTAACGTACGGTGGCAGGTTATCGGTTACGACTCGCTCTATATGATTGGTCATCTTGGCACATAGCCGGCATTTAGTTTTATACGTCGCCATAATTAGACCTCTTTAGATATTGCATCTCAAATAGATTAGCTCGAGGTACCCAATAGTTATCCTGATACGTGTGTTTGTATCGAGGTTGCTTAGCCATACTTATAGGCATCCACCCGAGTAAAACGTAAACCGGGCTAAAGCCTGTAACTAATATAGCTACATCGTTAGGCCTGCCCGGTCCTCGGTTTTGTACGATTAAATGCCCGTTAGCGTGTTTGGTCCATTTGACCTCGATATTCTCGCCCACATCTGCCGTATCGTGAGCGTTATCAATAGCCGGTACAAAGCCGTAATCGCCAAAATAGTTAGCTACGGCAATCTCTGCGGCTGCACTCTCTGACTCTTGCCATACAAGCTCGTGCCAGTTTTTATAGGCTTGGCCAAAATTACTCGCATCGGTCGGATCCGCATTACGTATAATTGTGCGCTCTAGCCCTACACGATGAGCGGTAATCTCCTGCGATCGATCGAGTATTACCTTAGCTACGCGCGACATTGTGCACATAACCATAAAACTACCTCACCCGATACATCTCGATACGAAAAGCCGCCCAAAGCGGTTTGCCACTCGTTACATTGATCGCATTGTTTGGCGTTCATAACGGTAGTCGTACCGTCATCGTGGATAGTCGTAGCTACGCCGTCTTTAATATAGGTTAGCTCGCTCATAGCTTTAGACCGTCCTCGCATCGTTTACAAAATGCCACGACCAAACCATCCTCGCGTACATAATCGTTTATATGCGTATCGTTATCGCATTTAGAGCAATTACCCGAGCCTCCATATCCATCGAAAGAGTAAATATGGCCATCGGTCGCGCGGTAAATATCTTTAGGGTTTATGGTCATAGTTGAGGCTTCCATTTTCCGTCGGATCCGAGCACGTGCCAATACGGGTTACATTGATTAGCTCTAACTCGCTCGGTGCACTTGTACGCGGCCCACGGTTTACCCGTTGCCTTAGCCGTACCCTCAGCCCAAACCATCGTACCGTGCGTACATCGTGGGGCCTCAGCCACTAACTCACCGCCGAGACTTTTACCGATCTCTAAGATGCTACTCGCCATTGTGGCCATATCCTCGATCGAGGCCTTTGTACTCCACGGGTCCGAGTCTGCCGGTAGTGTCTCGACCTTTTCCATATCCTGCGCGGTAGGCCGTGAGTTATGCTCAAGGCTTGGCGTTAGTAAGCCTATGCAACGGCCATAAGCTGAGGTAATCGTGTCCTCGATAAACCATTTTTTCATATTGTTTGGATAAGTCGAGACGTTACCAAAAGCGTAATCGACGGCGCTAGGTAGATGATCCTCATACTCGCGGTACGCCTCAGCTTTAACGAGGATCGTGCCTTTAATAATATCGATGTCCTCGATATAGGCGATTAACCTGCCGGATGGAAACTCTAATCGAAAGCGCTTAATACGAGCGTTTACGTCCTCGTAATTATCTAAAAACCCCATTAGATTAGCTCCTTATCTTTCAGAGCTTGAGCGATAGCGCGGCCGCGTACAAAGCCCTCGCCGTGCCCTTGTCGGTGTCCTATTGAGTAACCGATCACCATAAACATAAAGCCCATACCGCAGGCTGCCAAACCGATCAATATATCTAAACTATTCATTACTTAGCCCTTTGTTAAGGCCGATCAAGCTACTAACCGAGTAGCCCTCTCAGCGTTTGTAGTATCAGTATGAGGGCTTTTTGTCCGAATTAAAAGCGTATAGCCTTTTGGCGTGTCGCTACTTGGCTAGTCGATCCTCTAACAAAATCTCGTAGATACGGTCCACGCGCTGCTCTATACGCTCAACGCGCCCGGCTAAGTTATGGCCGCCGTTGCCGTCCGGCTTTAACTCGGCTAGATAGTACTTAACCAAATGGCGGACGAGCCCAGCTCCTAGCCCCAAAATAGTAAAACTCCCGAGAGCAATACCAACTACGAGCTGAGCTCTTTCCATTACTTAGCGCCTACGCCTAATTGCTTCTCCGACGGTTGCAGCGCTTTTAGTAGTGGCCCGATTAGCCCGGCGATAAACGCGTTAGCCAATACTTTATAGTCTGTAATTCCGGACATATACAAAGCCGCTACGGATGCGAGGGATGCTCGACCGTATGATTTTGCCGCCGCTATTGCTTGCTCTTTCATTTGTTGCTCCTTAGTGCCCTTAAGGATTTATCTAACTATAAACCTAAACTAGCGATTAAGGCTTTAGCCTTGCTTGCCGATATCTCTACCTCAAAGTGCATATCGTCCGGCCTGCTCTTAAAGTCGCCGCCCCACTTAAGGCCGTATTTTTTAGCAAGGGCTCTAAGCATTGGGATTTTCTCAGCCGGGAAAGTGCCGGCCTTTCCTAGTGGATGCTTAGTCGCATTTAGATCGATGGCCGTCCCGGATGAGTGGCACGATAATTTTGTAGGGTTGCCTCGCACCATACGGTAGGCGTAGCCCCAATCGTCAAACGTGCCCTCATCGATCGGCTCGATTAGCTCGTGAAACTCCGCAGCGAAGGCGGCCAAGAGAGGCCCAACACTCTCGGCACACCTAAGCTTACGATCCGTACCCTTTACGGGGTAGGACTTTATTTTAATCTCGGCCGGATCTTTAGAGGCCGGGTAGCCGTTATAGCTAGTCTCCATTTACAACCACGTGCTCATCGTTAGTGCACTCCCATTTTTTTAACTCATTTAGTAATAATTCATTATGTCCGCAATTAGGGGATGGAGCTATAAAAGCATCATCAACCGGATCATATGTATAACCGATACCTGCAAAATTAAATCTAATTGTGCCGTTATAAGACGTTTGTATCCATGTGCCACCCAAGCCTAAATCATTAGCTAAATAATCTGCTCCGCGATGCTCTAAATCATTACTAACGACTAAAACATCTGTAACTATATTGTTTTCTATTTTCGCAAAATGTGCCATTAGATCGTCACACTCCCGCTACCTGTCCATGCATAATAAGTTATGCCACCGCTTACTACTCGAGTAGGACTACCGGTAGTTGCCGTTGCCGTGTAAGTGCCTGCGAATTGTAAAATTACTAAACCTGATCCGCCATTACCACCATTTGAGCATCCGCCTCCGCCGCCTCCGCCGCCGCCCGTGTTTGTCGTGCCGTTTCCACCGACAAAAGCGTCATCTACACCTGTATTACCGTTAGCGCCAAATCCTCCGCCGCCCGAGCCACCCGACGAATTACTACCCGATAGACCAGCTCCGCCTCCGCCGCCGCCAATAAATCCACTTACGCCCAAACTTAGAGCATTTAACGCCGTTGAGTACGAGTTAGTGCCAGCTCCGCCGTTTCCGGGTGCGGTACCTGATCCGCTACCTCCGACGGCACCAGCTCCGCCTCCGCCGCCCGAGCCAAATGTAGATGAGATAAATGCACCGGGGCCACCGTCATTACCTTGACCTGCCGTGCCTGTACCGACCGCACCCGATCCTCTACCTCCGCCGCCCGAGCCACCGTTTCTGTTTGGATTGTCTGCAAGTCCACCGCTCGTACCAGCTCCTCCGCCAACCGCAGCAGTAAAAGCTCCAATACTACTATTACCGCCTACTGTTGGATCGGTAGCTCCGGAAGGCGATCCATCACCTTTAGCACCGCCGGCACCTACGGTTATAGTATATTGTTGATTTTTCACAAAACTATTATTAAAAAATAATACTCCGCCTGCTCCGCCGCCCGAGCCCGGTATATTTCCGCCAAAAGTACCACCACCGCCAGCACCACCGGCGACTAATAAAACATCAACAGAGACTCGAGGAGTAGATGCAATAATTCCTAGTATCGGACTCATTAGCTTAAGTCGCCCACAATTAAAAACTCACTTACGCCGATACAAATAACGGTAGCGGCGGAGTATTGTGCTCTTAATTTTGGAGCCGTCGAGGTAGCACCTGTTGATCTAATCGTGACTCCTGCACCTTGACTAAAAGTAACCTGTCCGGCTCCACGTTGATAAGCATTTATTTGTTGGCCAATACTAAAAACGGATGGAGGTACTGTAACCGTAATAGCACTAGCATTATTTAATTCTACTAAATCATTAGAAGCATCGCCAATAGCAAGAGTATAACTCGTACCGGTTTGTGCATTAAGTCCTAAAGTAGTAGCTACTGTTGAGTCAAAGCCAATATTTACCGTACCACTTGTACCTCCGCCCGTAATTGGGCTAGTTACTGTTACGCCCTCTATATCACCGGTAGCACCCGAGGCCGCCCACGCGGATCCCGTGTAATACCATAAGGAGTTAGTATCTTTTGTAAATGCAAATTGTCCCTCTTGAGGCGCGGTAATAGCCGAGTTACGCGCTGCCTCACTTGCGAATACGTTAATACCCTGCATGAGGTAGCCGTTTACGTCGCCGGCCGTTAATACCTCACCGGTTGTAAAGGTCTTAAAACCTAGACCAGCTGCCATCTCTTGCTCCTTAGTATGCTAATACGGAGGTATCGAGCACTCCATATAGTGATGAGTCTAATATAAAGCCGTCGATAATCGGCTCTAGTGTTGTAAATGTCGTTTTCCATGAGTTAGGCGTAACACGGTGTACTACGCCAAACACTTGTAAAGTCTGTTGCAGGGTCGAGTTACCTGGCTGATTAGTCGTAACCTCTACCGGGTCAAAAAAATCTAAACTAAGTGCGGCTAATATGCCATCGTTATAATCGTCCATATATAGATCAAGCTCTACGGCATCGCATCGAGTGCGGGTCTGTTTACGGCTTGCTACGTAGGCACGTGCATAATCGAGCGCGGCTTGGTCGGTATCCATAACTAAATTAGTTTGGTTATATGAGTGCACAAAGTACTCATCGATAGAGTCTTGATCTTGCGCGAGCTGAG